TCTTGAGTGGTCACCTAACAAGGTAAGACAAATGGCACAGGATATCGTATTCACCAGGGCTGAAGACGTTGGGCAGCTTTGTGAGACAGAGGCCAGGAAAAGGCTGGACGCAATTGAGAGCCCGGATACCAAACGGGATAAGAACTACCGCAAGTATCTATCAGACTATATTCTGACGAATACGATTGAGAAGGATGGTAATGACGTGCTTATCCGGGTTGGAATGAAGATCGGGAAAGAGGGCCAGACGCATCACGGCTATTATATTGAAACTGGCTCGTCTACCGCGCAATCTCACCCTTATTTGAGACCGGCGGTATTCAATAATGGGCGAGACATTGTAGGAATGATAGGTGATTGATGTTTGCAAAAGCAGTGTATGACCTTTTGAGTACGGATGCCACATTATGCGCCATGCTGAGCAGTTATGAGGGCAGCCCGGCGATATTTACAACGGATCCTGCGCCTGGTGACGCGGTGTTGCCTTATATTGTGGCGGCAACCGTACCGGTCAGCACGGCGTTTGATACAAAACTTACACGAGGGAGATCAGTATGGCTTGATGTGAGATGTTATACAGGTGCGACGGGGAGCGCGAAAGCAGTAAATGCGATTGCTGAGCAGGTACGGACTCTGCTGCACCGCGAACCATTGTTGATTTACGGGCATACATGGATATGGTCGGAATGTACCGGCCCGATCAACGCCGATGAGACAGAGGCGTACGGACGGATTGTAACGATAAAAATTACGAGTGAGGAACTATAGGAGGTTCTTATGGCAATGAATGGAAGTAGTGTATTGCTGCTGGTTAATACCGGCACAGAGCAAGCGCCATCTTACGAGGCTGTTGGCAGCCAAAGGGATGTGACGTTTGAAGAGGCAACGGAAGAGATCGATGTTTCTTCGAAGGATTCCAGGTTTAAGCGCGTTTTACCAGGACGATACAGCGCAAATGTTTCATTAGAGGCATTGTACGTGCCTACAGACACAGCATACGATGCGCTGGCAGATGCAATGCGGGCTGGTGAGATGATCTTGATCGCCAGGGAAGAAGAGGACGAGACTGTTGAGACGGCAACTGCATTAATCACCAGCATGTCGAGCGCTATGCCTGACCAGGCTGAAAGCACCATCTCGATATCACTGACCATTGATGGTGAGTGGACTGCAGTAGGCAGCTAATGGCCGCTAGAGTAGAAAAGATTATTCATGCCGGTGAGCGTGAGGTCAAAGTTCTTTTTACAAACAGAGCCCTGGCTGAAGCTGAGCAAGCCTGCGGTAAGTCGGTGATTGGGATTGTGAACGGATTGGCAAACGGCGGATCCGGGATTGGTGAGGTTGCCAGCCTGTTGAAGGCCGGCATGGAAGCCTATCGGCGCGATGCCAAAGAAGGCAGCAAGGCCATCAGCATCAACGACGCATACGAGGTCATGGATGAGGCTGGGTTTGAGGCGGTCACCACAGTGGTTATGACCGCTGTTGCGGAGGTCATCAGTTACGGCTCAAAAAACGTGTAAACCAGGAGGGCATTCCATTTTCATGGGATGCTTTCCTGGAAGAGGCACTGAAAGCAGGCATTACAACAGCGGACTTTTGGTCCATGACACCGAAGGAAACGGTTATGACGATCGAAGCAGCAAACTGGCGCATGGAATCGAAACAACAAATGACAGCGTGGCTGGCCTGGCATGTGGCCTATCTCTCGCGGGTCAAGAAAATGCCGCCATTAAAAGCGCTGCTGAGGTCTGCCGAGGCAAAAACGTTGGATCCTGAAGAGGCTGATATTAGAAAAGATGAGTTTACGGAGATGAAAGCCAAATGGCAGAAACTGCGACTTTAGGTGAAGCCCAGGTATTAATCCGTGCTACGCAAGATAAGCTTGGCGGGGATCTTGACTCTGCAAAGGGAAAGATTGGCTCTGTGCTAGGCGGCATTGGAAAAGCATTGACCACTACAGCGGCGGCTGGCTTTGGGGCTTTCGGCGCTGCGGCTTCAACCGCTGTTGGCGCTATTGCTGGGGTTGGCATGGCTTTAGGGAAACTGGCCATCGATGCCGCACCTGTGGAAGGCATCAGAGCTGCGTTTGATGGTGTAGCAGAGAGCGCCGGAACGACCGGCCAGGCGATGCTGGAAGCCATGAAGACGGGATCTTCGGGGATGGTATCGGCACGTGACCTGATGATGAGTTTTAACAGCGCGGCACAGCTGGTGAGCGTTGATTTTGCCACGCAGCTGCCAGACGCGATGCAATACCTGAGCAAGGTCTCGGCAGCTACAGGCCAGGACATGGGTTTTATGATCGACAGCCTGGTGAAGGGCGTCGGTAGAATGTCACCGATGATTCTGGATAACCTGGGCATCCAGGTGACGTTAGCTGATGCAACTGCTAAGGCATCGGAGATGTTTGGAGTGGAGGCTGAGCAACTGGACAAGGCACAGCTGCAAGCCGGCATGATGAGTGTTACCCTGGAAAAGCTGGAGCAGAATACTGCTGCCATGCCGGAAGTAACGGAATCGGCAGCGGCCAAAATGGCCAGACTGCAGGCAACCTTCCAGGATTTCAAAGATGACCTGGGGGCAGCTTTCCTACCAGCCCTGGTGACGCTGATGGATACGCTGTCACAACTGGCTAACGCAGTGATGCCAGCTTTGATCCCGTTTGTGGACGCATTTGCAGCATCTTTTCAAACGGTTTTGAGCGTGCTTGAACCCCTGCTGCCCATCATCACGCAATTTGCGCTGGGGATGGCCAATGTGGCGACGTTGTTTGCTGGCGGAGATATCAGCGGTGGTTTGGATGTGTTTAGAGGGGCGATCCTTGGATTTACGACAGGTCTTGAGAGCGCACTGCCAAGCATCTTGACGTTTGGGGCGGAAATGATCATTTCGCTTGTGGAAGGAATTGCGGGCGCACTGCCTTTGGTGATGGCCAGCGCAAGCAGAATCCTCTTCACGCTGATCGAGTCTATCGGGCCGTTACTGCCAGAGATGTTGGCGCTTGGGCTGCAGATCATCGTCACCCTGGTGAATGGGATTGCTTATTCATTGGGGTCATTGATCCCGCTGGCGGTAGAGATTGTCATGTCACTGGTGACAACCATCATTGAGAATGTCCCGATGCTGCTGCAGGCCGGTTTGAATATCCTGATGGGCTTGATTGATGGATTATTGTTTGCACTGCCAGTGTTGATTGCACAGGCACCGATTGTTTTGCAGGCACTGATCGAGGCAATCACAACAGCACTGCCGATGCTGATTATTGCGGCAACTGAAATCATTCAAACGCTGGTCACCGGACTGGTGGAGCTGCTGCCATTGATCGTTGAAACAGGGATCCAATTGATCTTAGGTTTTATAAATGCCTTGATCAGCATGATACCGACCCTGATCCCTATTGCGATGACCCTGATACAAACGATTGTGATGGGATTGGTGAGATTACTGCCGATGATCATCCAATCGGCTTATGAGATCATCAATTCACTGATTGCAGGTTTATTGGAAGCGCTGCCCACCCTGGTGGCGATGATCCCGGACATCATTGTGGCGATCGTAGAAACTTTAGCCACTTTGCTGCCGGACATCATCATGGCCGGGTTTGAAATTTTGATGGCAGTTATAGAGGGTCTGGTGAAAGCCATACCGGATTTAATTGCAGCTGTACCGGAGATCATAACCGCGATCGTGGGTGCACTGAAGGATGCCTGGCCGGAATTAGTCAGTGCTGGAAAGGATGTAGTGGAAGGGTTGAAATCGGGTATCACTGCAGCATGGGACGCGCTGGTGACCTGGTTTGAGGGATTGATCCAGGGATTGGTGGACAAGGTAAAAGGGGCATTGAACATCGGTTCACCTTCCAAGGTGTTTGCAGAGATTGGCGAAAATATCAACAAGGGGTTGGCTCTGGGCATCAGAACTACGGTTGATCTGCCTGAAAAGGAGTTGATTATACCGGCGGCCAGGCTGCCCAAGTACTATGGAGAGGCATTGGACATGGCTGGCTTGGGTGAGTATGGCAAAAGCCAAAACGCCGGCAATGTTTATAACTATAACCTGACCATGCCAACCAGCAATGATCCCAGCGAAGTTGGGATGGCATTTGAACTTTTGAGAGCTTATGGAGGCGTTTGATGACAGCACCAGATTTGACTAATTCTAAATTTTGGATTGTGGTGCCACAGGCTGGGACGAATTACATTTACAACCCACGTTTAGACAAGCCACAAGGACTTACTGGTTATACCGTAGTAAATGGAACACAGGCGTTATCAGACACTTACAAACGTTGGGGTGTTTACTCCATAGAGGTGACGCCTACCGCAAGCGTTGCATCAAGTGTTCATTATGACGGAGTGCCAATAGCAACCGGTGTAGCTTACACATTCAGCGTTTATGTCAAAGGCGTGGCAGGTCAAGCTATGCGTATTGTTATCACAAACAGCGCAGGAACGGCAAAGCAGACAACTCAATTCACAGCATCAGGCGAGTGGCAAAGAGTAGAGGTTACTCATACAGGGACTGAAACGGCTTCGACCTACGAGTGCTGGGTTACACGAGATTCAGTAGCCAGCACAGCTAAATTTTACATTGATGGATTTCAGTTTGAACAGGCAAGCAAAGCCACCACCTTTATACATGGCGATGCAGGTGATGGTTATTCGTGGGCAGGACTTCCAAGAGTATCTGCTTCTGTCAGGTCAGATAGAACACGTGCTGGTGGCAGTCTGCTTTGTATAAATGACTACGCTAAAATCTTGCAGGTGTTCGGCTTTGGTATGGGACAGTTCGAGCAGATTATGTACCCAATGTCGAATGGCGGTGATTACTACCAACAGCACTTGCGCAGGTCGAGAAACGTTGGCTTTCTACTGGCATACTGGGGTGATAATCAAGGCGACATGCAGAGAAATCGTAATACTATTCTGGAAGCGGTTAGACCTGATTATCTGGATAACCAGCCAGTAAAAATCATCTATCAAGGCTTTGATGATTTAGGAAACGAAGCTACTAACCCATTAGAAATCACTTGCGTACTGCAACCGAGCCACGTAGACACGCCGAGCTTACCGGTATTCCAGAAAGATACGCTGATGTTCACAGTTCCGAGTGGGCACTTTGACGGTGCGTATGAGGAAGGGGCGGAGTTGAATTTGTATGAGGAAATTGCTGTTGATTATGCAATTTATAAGGATTCCGTAACTGGACGATGGTATAGCTTAGGATTAAATAATTTGGAGTATATAACATGTCCTTTAATAGAAATAAGCACAGGATTAGTGGTTATTTCAAAAGCGCTTTATCTTTATGAATATCGTGGCGCAGATAGTGTTATTAACCTGTTTAACAACTATTATTACTTACAGCCATTTGAATATTGGCGTAGGCTCTATGAAATGCCTAATGGAGATATCATAGCCGGTGGTACATTTATAAACTTAGAATCTAACGCAGGTATAGACTATATAGTTAAATTAACAAGAAGTGCACCTCAAATAGTCCAGTTAGGAACTGCGTTGGATAATGCTGTTTATGCAATAGCATTAAGCAAAGAAGGGGTCTTATATATTGGTGGAGCTTTTACTACTGCTGGCGGTGATACGAACTGTAATTATATCGCCTATTATGACACATTGACATCAGACTGGAAACCGCTATCGACTGGATTAAATGGTGGCGTATCCGATTTATTAGTTGATGGTGACAGGCTATATATTTGTGGAGGTTTTACAAACGCCGGAGGTTCTGGAGCTAATTACTTAACCTATTGGGACGGAACGAGTTTTAATAAAATTGGGACTACCCAGCTATCGTCAAGCGTTAGTCGTATGGCAATTGACAAACAAGGGAATTTAGTCGTTGGAGGGACGTTTACTAATGCTGGTGGCAATATCGATGCAGATTACATTGCTATGTGGGATGGGTCTAAATGGAATAGTCTTGGTAACGGATTAAATGATGCTGTTAAATCAATAAGCATCACTGAAGATAATACTATAATTGTCGGCGGAAAATTCAGTATTGCTGGTAACGCTGTCAACGTTAAAGGAGTAGCAAAATATCATAACGGAGCTTGGAAGAATATTGATATAGATTTGCCAACAAGTTATTCACAAGAAATATTGTATACATTAGTGACTAAAAATGGTGGTATTTATATAGCAGGAGATTTTTCTACTCATGATACTTCAATCAATGCCATTGCTTGTGCCACTCACGATATATTAAACACAGGCAATGCAAATGTGTATCCGAAATTCGTGATAACCGGTCCCGGCGTGATGGGGTCGATATCTAACTTCCGTACAAAGAAAACAGTCCAGTTTGAAGGATTAACCTTACAGGCTGGCGAGTCAATCACTATCAATCTTGACCCGAGTAATCTGTATATGACGTCAAGCTGGGAAGGCAGAGGAAATGTCTTGCGCTACGTTGCGGCTGGGTCTGACTATGGGAATTTCAGTTTAGAGCCGGGCGAAAACTATATCAACATCTACATGCCTTCTGGCACAGACGCTAATTCTGGTGGTTATATGACTTACACGCCACGATTCTGGAATATCGAGGGAGCTATTTATGAGTAGATATCAGGTCGATTGGCTTTCAGACTTTGGCTATAGAAAGTATGTTATTTCAGACTTCCATAAGTTGGAATATGCAAGGTCTGTAAATACTATCGGGTCAATGGTTTTGACTATGCCACGTAGCAACTGGAATTATGAGGATTTCAAAGTTGGTGACATCCTTGAAATCTGGCGTGAGTATAACGGCTCATTATCGTTACAGAACGAAACCGCTTATTTTGTTCAGAGCTGGCGAATGTATGTAGACTCTGGTGGGCGAGAATTAGTTGATATCCTTGCTTACGATGCTAACTGGTTATTAGATACAGCCATAGTGGCTTACGCTTCCGAAAGTGCTGAAGCGTCAAAGACGGATTATGCAGACGATATGATAAAGGAAATCGTATCGGAAAATTTAGGAGCAGATGCTGATACACTACGTCAAAAGTTAACAGTTGCACCGGACTTGACGCTTGCACCTTCCATAACGAAAGCATTTGCTTGGCGCAACGTGTTCACAACCTGTAAAGAGATTGCCGAAGCGTCAGCAGAAGAAGGAACAAAATTATATTTTGACGTTGTCAGGACAGCACCAGCCACGTTTGAATTGCGGACTTACACAGGACAGAGAGGTAGAAATCATGGTCGAGATTCTGGTGATATCAGGTTGGTCGGTCGGGATTATGGCAATCTATTCGAATCAGAGTTTGGCACTTACCACAACAATGAGCGAAATTACATCTACGTTGGTGGGCAAGGAACGGAAGCAGACCGAACAATCATAGAGGTTTCAAATGCTATAAGGGTAAACGCTTCAAAATGGAACAGGCGAGAGTTATTTCAGGACGCAAGAAATACTGAAACTACTGCCAGCTTAACAGCAGAAGGAAATAGTGCGCTTGACGAGAATAAGCCACAACAAGTTATGACAGGTCGGTTGGTAGACATTCCCGGTATGCGCTTTGACATCGAGTATGGCTTTGGTGATATTCTATCTGTTCAGGCTTTTGGCTACTTCGTGGATTGCCACGTTGCCACAGTAAATGTCAGGGTGGATGGCGAAGGCGGAGAACAGATAGATATTCGTTTACGAGGTGAATTGTGATGGAATTTATTGCTGGAATCATTGTAGGTCTTTTTGTAGGCGTTTGTGCCTGCATCGTTTTTGCGTTTGTGAGGTTTGCAGATGGCGACTGAAACAGAAGTACGTTTAGTGCAAGAAATTGAGCGCTTGAAACGTCAGGTAGAGCGGTTGAAGGTTGGTGAGATGCCTACTGGTGGATTTGTTCCCCTTACCACTCCCCTTACCTCAACCTCTTGGGATGGGGATAGCTTCAGCACAACTGCCAAGACGCTGATAGATTTGAGTGCGGTGTTTAACGCACCTGCTGGGATAAGGGCATGTTTGTTTGTTATATCATTACGAGATTCAGCGTCCCAGACAAACGACTGTTACTTTTACATAGGAGCAACTGATGTTCAATACGAAGGAGCGTGTATAAATTGCGGTTACACAGATGACAGGTGGAACAGGGGTACTTTATTAGCACCTTGTGATGCAAATGGTGACTGTTATTACGAACTAAACGCATCAGGAACAAATACGATGGATATTTATTTAAGTATTATAGGCTACTGGCTATGAACGCATTTGGAATAGATATCAGCAAATGGAACATAAAGGATAATGTTACACCTGACTGGGCGAAGGTGAAGGCTTCCTGTTCCTTTGTTGCTATACGGAGCGGTGTGAGTTGGGGATATACCGACCCCTGGTTTGTGCATAACTGGGCAGGGGCGCAGGGTATGTGTCGCATGGCTTACCACGTGGTGTATTTTGGTGAAGATGCTACCAAGCAGATGGATAACTTGTTCAAAATCGTGCAACCTGCGGACTGGAAGCATGACCGCCTGGTGCTGGACTTAGAAGTGGCTGGGGATAACAGCAAAACTAAGATTACGGACACGACTGCAAAGTGCATCAACATCATTGAGCAACGGACTGGCAGACGACCTATCCTGTATTCAAGGGCTTCTTGGGTGAATCAGAACCTGAATGTTTTGGCGATGCCAATATGCGACTGGTGGTTGGCGCAGTATAAGTATGCGCTTCCATATCCTCTTTACACGCCAGAAGCGACAAGTCCGCCCGCCCTACCTACTGGGGTGAGTGACTGGCTCATACACCAGACAGGTGAAAAGTTTAGCGGGGCGAGTGTTGGGGTATCGAGTTACTATGTAGATTCTAACCGCTGGAATGGCGATGTGCATAGCGTCCTTGATTACTTCGGCTTTGGAGAGGTTGAACCAGACGTGCCGATGAGTGATAGTGAAAAATTGAACACGCTTTGGGCGTGGTATGAGGAGTCGCATCATGGCTAACTGGGCAAAACTTCAAGAGGATTTGGTCGGCTTGCCTGTGGCGAAACGTGCCAAGCACGGCATCCATTTCAAGAAGGGTGCTGATGAGTTCGTGGCGAATTTTAGCGGGAAACCGTGTCACTATGAGGACGCTGGCTTGTGGAAACCGATTGACACGAAACTTGTGCTGTTACCCGATGGCTTCTACGGATGCCCACATTCACCTGTCAGGGTTCACTCCGATGGGCGGGTGAAAGTGGAAGGCACGGATTATGCGCAACGGGTAGAGTTACCGTCCGCAAAGACGGGGCTGGCTGACGGTGACAAGTTGATTCGGGAGTTTTCGTTCGGCAAGCAGGAGATGCGGATTACCGAGAACGGCTATCGTTCAGAGATAACGCTAAATCGCATCCCGACCTTGCAGGAAGCGAGGAAGGTTATCACTTCCGAGAGTGGCACACTATCGAAGGCATACCTGAAATCATTGACCACCGCAACGGACGCAATCGGGGATGTTCACGTTGTTACGACATTGACGGCGTTCAGGACGTGGCTGGCGAGCGCANNACCCTGATTTTGCGGGTGGAACTGGTAACGACCAAACAATTTATAGTGACGATGCAAATTATGCCACCGCTCACGCTACTGGCGATAAAGCAATTGCCGCAGACTTATATACAGGACAGATGTTATCTGGTGGCGTTTATTATGTATATCGCAGCGTGTTGAGTTTTGACACATCGAGCATTGATGATGGGCAAGCAATCTCGCAAGTGAACCTAAAAATGACGGTGCATTATGAACAATCCGCGACTGATTTTGATGTTCAAATTGTGAAATATGACTGGGCTGGGATTACCAATATAGATACATTATTTGATGGGGTATTAGCGGCAACGGCTGATGATAATATCTTCTGTAACACAGCAGGAAAATCGGCAGGGTCACAATATACAAGCGGCAACCTATCAACAACTTGGGTAAGTAAAACAGGAACCACGTATTACGGGTTGCGTTCAAGTCTCGATGTGGCGGAAACCGCACCGAGTGGAAACGATAGATTCGTTTTGTATGACGAGGAAGCCGTAACAGAAGGCTACCGCCCCGTCCTGACTGTCACCTACACGGCGGGGGGGGTTCCCAAACACTATCTGCATTATGCACGATTGAGAGGTTAATATGCAATT